GGAAGGATTGAGTCATTTGAGGTCGTCCTTGAATAGGACAAATCTATTCCTAATATCGTTTTGATATTCTTCTTCTCTTTCGATAAGGGCAGATTTAAATCCTTCCATAGCCGACGCCATTCCGGTTGTGCCGCTTCCAGCGAATGGATCAAGCACAGTTCCTCCCGGAGGCGTAACCATTCTGACAAGCCATTGTATCAGGCTTACCGGCTTGACTGTCGGATGGCGGCTTCCGGCGCGGTCTGCCTTGCTCGCTTTTGCCGAATAAAAAAAACGCGCTGCGGAGCCTTCGTCTCCATAACCGGGATCGCGCTTTTCTTTTTCGTCGCGTCCTTTGCCATAGACATCGCCATTACGAAACGCGCCCAATGATGCTTGTCCGCCTGTTGATTTGCTCTGCGGAAACAAGTCTAGGACTTGCTGGCTTCCATCGTGGCAGAGATTAGCAGGCCAGCGGCCTTGTTCTTTTAGGTTTCCGGTATGGCCGCCAACGCCAAACATTGAATTTGCACCAGCGTTTCCCATGCTGGGCTGACGATAGTTAGGGTCTGTATCGCTTACGCCTATCCTTGTCGCATCAATATTCAACGCGCCGGTTCCCCAGCGCAGGACATTCGCCGCGACTGTCTTTTCGCTTAACGGCTTGCGGGCGAGGACGATTGGCTCATACGCAGGTTTAAGCGCTGTGCCCCAGCCGTCCCATTGTTTGGCTTCATCTGTTGCTGGGGCTGTTAATGGGCAACTCTCAGCATCATTTATTTCACCATAACAACCACTAAATTTGCTAGTAGTTTTATTTCTTTTTGCTGCTTGTGGGTCTGGGCCAATTACCTCACGCTCCGCGCCCGCAGCTTTATCAATCGCCTTGCTGACATCCATGGATTTCGGGAAACCAGTTCCGAAAATCCATTGCAAACAATCTCTTACCTCAAAGCCCGCATCCTCAATCGCGCAAGCCAAACGATGATAATTCTTAGGAGCGCCAAATGCCACCATATGGCCGCCGGGCTTCATTACACGCAAAACCTCGCGCCAAGTATCCGGGCAGAATGCAATTCCGCTCGCGTCCCATGACTTGCCCATAAAACCAAGTTCGTAAGGCGGGTCAGTCACAACCGCGTCAATGCTGTTTTCCGGCAATCCAGCCAAAATCTCTAAGCAGTCCCCACAAGCAAGGAACACCAAGCCATTGGCAATATCGGAGAATTTATCACTTAATGTCATTGTCATTCCTATAGTGGATTGCAGCGTTCCCGGAAGGATTGAGTGGTCATGGCATTTATCCGAATTAAAGCGCCAAAGACTGTTCTTTTGGGAGTTTCCGCTCTACGGTGACGATAGTGTCGTTATGCGCTCCGCCATGGGCGACGAGCATAATCTCTATCATTTCAAACTTGCGATTGACCCCTAGCCCCTGACTGTTCCATCCCAAACAAATCGCCAGACCACCGGGCATCAGAACTCTGGCGGCTGCATCTTTCCTGTCGCTATAGAAAGAAGCCTGAGTATCCCTCATGTGAACTTCGCGCCCCACACCTTTGTAGCACTCGGAAATTTGCCTTGGGCTATACGGTGGATCGAACAGAACCCCACTGACCGAATCATCCTCAAACTTTTTGAAGAAGTCCAACGCCTCCAAATGATAGTCAGCCTCAAACTGAGGGTTCAAATCATTCGTCGTGGTCCTGTCTCCGAACGGGCTATTGCGGGAAAAAGGGTCAATCCATCCCCGATGCTTGAGAAGCGTATGGCGGATAGACTGCATAGCCATGTGCATCTCAATCATCTCTCGGATAGGCTTTATGCTAAAGGTATTGTGATTGGGCATGGCCCAGACGCGAGAGATTTTCATAATTGCTCCGATATGGTTAAGATTGTGATTAGCCCCAGATGTCTTCGTCAGGTTCCGGCTCAGGCTTTGGCTTGGCTATAGGTTTGCTCGCCAGCATAGCTTCCCGAACAGACGCTTCAGCTATCCGCTGCTCTCGCCGCCGGGCATACCAGGTTCGTCTGGATATTCCCTCGAACTCCCATGGCTTCATGCTCTCCACCGATGAGGGGTTTTTGGGACGGTTACGAGTATGCTTGCCTTTCGGCTGGTCTGCTTCTTTGACGACCGGCTTAGACTTTTCTTCGTAGTTAATAGCCATATTATGCTCGTGCACACTTCATAAGGTTATCCTATGCACACTTTTATACATCTTCGAAAACACGCTTGTCAACGGTGCGCACCGCATAATGGAAAATATTTTAGGAAAATTTTTTGGGACTCCAAGCCAATTTGAAATCACAAATCAGGGTTGGAAATGTCAGTTTTTAGAATGTTGGTGTTTACAATTATGGAAAAAATGTGTATTTGTTTGGGTGGAAAAGGCTACGCCCTTTACGCTGCCCTCTTTTTTATTTTCAGGGGCGCCACCCCGTCGTTTTCAAATGGTTGGCGGTTTCCGGCGGAAATTTCCGGGGCGGCTAGTAAGGCGCGGGATGTGAGAGGGGCGCACATATACCGGACGCAGGCTTTCGCTTACCAGCGGCCTTCCTTGTTAATCCTAGGGCCTATCTGGTGAGAGACTATCCCTCTGGATTTAGGGAAGCGGCGCGAATAACCTTTAGCTTGGCTATGCGAGAGAGAGGCGCGCAAAGCCCCAGTAACTATTAATCAGCGGGTCTCGCTGCATAACCTATTGATTGCGCTATTGATTGCCGCAAGCCCATGGCGCATGGTGGCCACATGGTGTCCAATCGGCGCTATTCAGACTCCGGCGCTTCCATCTCGCCAAAGCCCCCGGCAGGAGCGCCAGCGTCATAATCGCCTTCCGCCCCGTTCAACGGTTCCGCAATCAATTCAATCAATTCCGCGTCGCTTAGGTTCGCAAAATCGCCGGGGCCGCCAATCTCTTTACGATCAACCATATGCCCATCCAGCCGCGCAAGCTTGTCGGCGGCCACGTTAGCAGCGGCAATATTCGAGGAAGCGATAGCTAGACTATAATTCTGCATAAACATTTTACGCAGAAAGTCTTTCTCTGTGGCAAATTCCCCGATTTTTAGCTCTCTGAGCTCTGTGAGTCTTTGTTGTATGTCATCGTTTGTCATCATGCGGCTGGCGTTCTGTCTTTGCGGGGAATATCCCGCTTCCTGATAGGCTTTTACCTGAGGCAGGCCTTTTACTATGCCTTGTGCGAATTTTTCCCTGCGAGGGTTTTCTAGCGCGGGCATTGTTTTGCTTTATCTCTTTTTGATTTGGCTTGCCGAAAATGCTTTGCGAAAAACAGGCTCTTTTCGGTTTGTTCTCTTTTAGGATAGACCCGGAAAAGGATTTATTCAATAGGCTATTCGATGGGCCTGTTTTGGGCTTTGTTGCCGAAATATGCCGGGAGATTGGCGCGGAACAGGATCGGGGTCGGGATCGGGATTTATTGCCCCTCAATTTGAGGGGAATTTACCGGAAAGGCTTGGCGGCTTGTTTTTGTGTGATAGGGTTTCGCCATGACTGATATATTCGATCCCGAAAATGAAAGCCCCGCCGATAAAGCTTGGCGATTGGAATTGACTACTATTGCGCGGCTTTTATGTACTAGGCCGAATTCCCGGCGGGCGACTAAGATTGAAAACCCTTTCCCGCTTTACAGGATCGATGACAGGGCCACCGACAAGGCGCTTGCCCTTGTTCTGTTCCAGAATATTGCGAGAGATTATCAGCCCGGAAAACCCGCCCCTTGCCGCATGTCGGAATTGCGCGAAACCGTAAAGCTTGCCGATTTGTCCGGCCTTGCCGCTTTCGCTCTCTTTCACTGGCAGAATCAGCATTGGGGCTTTGCGCGGCTTCCGTCGTTTTTCGAGATTGACGAAAATATTCCCGGCGCTGGCGATTCCCCTAATATTGCGCTGATTCCACCGGATTTATTCGTCGCAATATATACCTACCAGGGCCGGGGATCAAGCAAAATTCAATAATATCAACGGGAAAGGATTATTTTATCTTTTTTTGCCCTTGGGGCTTGCATATTATTATACATGGCGTATATTGATACTTGTGAGGGAAACAAACCAAAGGAAAACAAACCATGAAAAAGCTTCTTCTTATTCTCGCCATTGCCGCTTCTTTCGCCGCCCCGGCCAAAGCCTTTATTTATCACGGCGAAACGGGCCAAACCTGCTATGAAACAAGCGATGGACACGGCGGAAGCTATTATGCTTGCAACTAATATGGCAATTGCAATCATCATCCTTTCCGCAATCGGGCTAATAGTCGCCCTTAAATCATAATCAGAGGGGCGCAAAAGCCCCTCTCTTTCCCTCTCTATCAATCAACGGAGTCTATCATGGGTTACATTTTCTTTTTTCTCTCTTTCCTTACCTTGTGCGGCTATCCCGCAAGCGGCGCTAGTTGGAACGCGACACAAACCGTGGCGCTTGCCTTCTTCGCTATGGGCTGCGGCGCGCTGCATCTTTTCGGCTAACCTTGCCGCTTGACAGGGCCAAGGCTTGCCTATACTCTACAAACCGTCGAATAATCCAAACCAAAACGGAGTCCACTATGTCTAATGATATTCACCTTGACCCGAATCAGGTTCCCGCCTCAATCCGCCGCAGCTATAACGGAAAGCATTTCCGGGCCGTTGTCACGGATTCCGTTTTCATCCCCGCCGACGCCGGGACATGGTCGGGCGGTTCTCGCACAGTCTACACGGCTATTCATCTTGAAAGCGGCGAGACAAAAGCGGCTTGCGATACTATGTCGGCGCCGTGGGATGAAACCCGAAAGGATCAACGAGTCGAATTAAAAGACGGTTTCGCCATTGTGGCCCATAACATTTTTTGCGGGAAAGATTTAGGCCTCGTGATTTATGTGCGCCCCGAAAATGCCGCCGCTATGCTTCCGGCGCCCGTTAATTTGCCGCCCGTCCAAAAGCTGATCCTGAAATACACGAAAGAGCGCAAGTCATCTTATATGGGCCGAGACCGTTACGACATG